GCGATTCAAAAACATCCAACATAAATACCCTAAGGCTAAAACTGCAAAGCCTAAGATTCCGTAATCTGCTAACGTGTCAAATATTCCGAATGACATTTACTTTTTCTTTTCGTCTAAATGGCGTTTAATAAACATCCACGCTACATAGCCTAACGCTAATAAAACTAAACCGCCTACACCATAGTCAGCAAGTTGAGAGAATACACCGAAATCAGGTGCTGTTGATACTGTGTCCATTATTTTAAAATTAATTGTTTAACTGCGTCCGATAGTTCGCTGACGTTCTTTGCTAAGTTCTTTATTTCGAGTTGAGTTTGTACTTGGATTGTCTCAAACTTGAGTCGGCTTTCTTGTTCAACCAATTCAATCTTGCCCTTCAATTTTCCGAGCTCCTCTGTATTTTTACGCACATCATTGTGGATGATTCTCAAAAAGTAGCCGACTATGGCTATTGCAGTAACTAAAGCATATTGGAAGAACTCAGTCATCAGAAAGGTGAAGGTGTTGGTTTCGGTTTGTATTCAATCAAATCAAGGTCTTTCACCCACAACGTATCAGGATTGGTCGTGTAAAGCATCTCCTCTACTGAGATGACCCAATTGTTGTCGATGTCCTGAATAGGGTTGTAGATAGAATCAGCAGAGTAGTAAACTCCGACTAATTCGTCTTTTTGCACCTCAGTCAATAGTCCGACTAAGGTGGTGATATCTTCGGTTGTGATGTCTGCTAATTTCATATTTGTCTTGAAAGTGCGGTTTGGAATGTGGTAATTCGAGAATTTAAAGCAAGTGCTTCCGTGTCATTTAATCCATCTCCTAATGTAGTAAATGCAATTTGTTCAGATGAATATAAACTAAAAACACCTGATGCATTTCTTGCTGCAACTATTATGTTTGCTGATGTTGTACTTGTTGACGGATAAGCTTTGTTATATGAAGTTGAATTAACGAATAACTTAACATTCAAACTATCAATTCGAGTTCCAATAAAATTACCTTTTGTATATGCAACAGAATTTGCCAATGCTCCTGTTGCATCATTTATGGCAGTGTAAATTTGATTAGCATCATTGTAATTACCAAAATAACTTGTTCCGCTTGATGAAGTAAATATTTGATGTTTATTTGCAATATAATTGTTTCTAATATAGTAGCTGAAATGTGATGAATTTAACGCTAAAACGGACGAAGGCACGAGCTTCGTATCAGCATATCCATTAGTTCCATTAGGAGTAGCACCATTACTTGAATGCGTCCATCCTCCGTTAAATACTAATCTAAAAGCAGCGTCTAAATCACGAGGGTCTTTTAAGTTCCATTTGTGAGTTGATGCAGTTCCACCTACAAACGGATAAATAGCTTTCATTTTAGTCCAAATGTTATCCGACTTCAATCCTTTAACAAGATTGTCAATCGCAGCTTGTTGAGTAGGGTCTGTAATTGCAGCAGCAGTAATGAACGCCTGCGCATCAGGGTCAGTAGTAAGTCCTACAATGTCAGTAGCGCCTGCCCAAGATTTAGCGTGAGAATCACCCCATCCGATTGCGTTGTTTGCGCCTTGACCCCAACCTATTGAGTTGTTCGCTGCGCCATCTCCCCATCCGTTGCTATTTGCCATTTTCTTGTTTGCTTAAATAGATTCGTAATTTCTCTACATTCGTGTTTTTCGGGCTATATTTCAAACCCTTTGGTCTGTTCTTTTTCATATAAACCAACTGGTGTAATTGTTAGTAGTGTCAGGGTACATATCTTGGTCAACATTCTGATTGTATTCAGGGAATAAATCTTGGTTGAAAGACATATAACTGATGAAACGCTCTGTGTAGTGTTGAGCAATTTGACGCTCTTTCTCTAATAAGAAGTCTACTTCGTTTTTTTCTACGTTTTCAGCGTTCTCAGAAGAGTGCTTATAAACGCCTTTGTTAGCGATTGTGTAAGCTGCGAAAGGAAGATATTCGACCATTGACCAATGTATCAGCATAGGCTTTACATACGTCTCTACAAGGCTTTCGTAATTTCCCGAAAGAGTATTTGCAATAATATCAGCTTGTAGCTTCTCAAGTAGTTTAGTACCTAAGTATGTTTGAATATGTATGTCTTGCGCAATCTTAACGAACTGAATGAACTTGTCAGTATCTACGTTGCCGTTGACTGCAGTAAAACGAACTATATCGTCTCTTGTAATTAATAGTGCCGTTGCCATTGTTAATCGTTTTTAGGTAAGTAGCCTCTTGTTGGTGTGTCAATAGGACGAATAGAAACCAAAGCCTCATTCTTTACAACGTAGCCTAACTTCTCTGCTTTACGGACTGCTACTTGCTTTAATTCTTTGCTACCTACGTTTAATGCCTTACCTGAAAAAGTTGCGTAGACTTGTTTGTTCCATCTATGGTGACAATTAGCACCACCCTTGTACAACCAAATGTCATAAGTAGCAGCTCCACGAGGGCCAAATCCCGAGTTAACTTGTTGGTTACTCATTCTTTGAATGTCCTCTTTGCGGTAGATTTTTTTAGCTGACATCATTTGTCTGCAGAAGTCTCTGCCTTTTCCGCTTTTACCACCAGTTTCACCTTGATAAACATAACGAGTAATGAACTTGATTCCGTCAATTACCTTGTCTTGTTTAGATGTGATGTTAGGACGAGCGTCTCCTGTGCTTACAAAGTTCCATACTTTCGACAATAAGGTAGGTTCTAGCTCTTTAGAGAGCATTTCGTTCTCTAAGTCATCAGAATCATAGTCTACAGGGGCTTCGTCTATTAGAAGCCAATTCTCGTCAGGTGTCTCACCAAGTGCAATAAGCTGCTCGGCTACACCTTTAGGCAACTGACTGCTAAGTTCCGTTCCTGTTTCTTCAGAAACCTGCTCTTCAGTCATAGCATTTTCCAAGTCTACAAACTCAAGTGGTTTGAGAGTCTTGAAGAATAGATTAAGTGAGATGTTGTTAAAGGCTAACATCTTGTCAATGGCATCAATTATCTCCTCTTGGAATGGTTTAATCACCATATTATTGAAGAGAATAAACGAGTTCTCAAGCTCATCAGCGTTAGACGAGAATCCGTTAGACGATGCAACTCCGAATAATAGCGGAGATGTTACATTGTGTCCTAGCATAATCTTACGCAAACACTCTTCACTTAAATATGTGTAGTGTTCAGGTGCGTCATTAAGTGGAATGTCCTCAACCGTAGTACGAGTATCCATATTGTCGTTGAACGCTACAATTACCTTTTGACCTTTAGAACCAGTCAACTTGCCTAATACCTTCGCAGATATGATTTCTTGCTGCTCTAATGTAGGCACTCCGTTGTTAAAGTTTACTACTTTAGTTCCACTAAATCCGTTTTGTACTTCGTTAATTAAGTAGTCAGAAATTTCCTCCTCCAATAGTGCGTAAGGTACTGCACCTTGATAGTCAGGATACGCATAATACTTCATTCCGACTGAATAAGGCTTAGAAAATAGGATTTCTACTTTCTCTCTACCAAATCCAAACGCAGGGAAGCGCTTAGGTACATATTTCTTTACGTCTGACCAATCATCCGAGTAATAGTAACCTTCTACCTCTCCGTCTTTATTGCATTTCTCAGCACGCAACAAGTTTACAGGAATATGATAAGCCTTTAGAATCTTATCGTGTCTGTCGTTGTAGTGTACTTGGATAGAGAATTGACCAAACAACTTGCGGTCTAAAGCAATCTTGCGCAAACAATCCTTAGATATTAAGGTCATCATTTGAGCGTACTCATTAGGCTTGCGGTTAGCGTCAGTAGCTGAGAGTCCTTTTCCGTAGATAAGGCGTGAGATGTTGTTTATAATAGCGTTGTTCGTGGTGGAATTAGTGTATCTATCAATCAAAAACTGATAATAACTGCCTCCGTCTGCACCATCATAATTTACCCAAGCATCTCTCTTACTCTCTTCGATTGTAGGAGCGGTGTAGGCAGATAGGTTTAAAACGTGTATGTTACTCATAAACGATGTATGTATTTGCGGTTGTATTTGAAGTGTATTGACCTGAGTTAACCGAGAAGTTTACTATGTTTTGGTCAGTACAGAAAATTCTGTCTTTGTAGACGATGTCAGTCCCTTGTTTTAGAACCAAGTCGTAAAAGTGTCCTTCGATTAAATCAAAGGTTGCAGTAATCGTGTTTATGTAGTCACCTTGTGTTGAACTGGTGATGGATACTGTAACAGGTGTGTTCGTTTGGTCATCCGTAAGAATCATTGTATTGAATCCATCTCTCGGAATAAACGAAAACGTCTGCGGTGAACTTGATGTAGTTAGGACTATCATACTACTACAAGTCAAATGAGGCAATTTGTTGCCAAATAAAAAAGGGAGACCGAAGCCTCCCCTTTAACGCTATGAAAAAACGAATTAGACAGTAACGATAGTAGCAGTACCGAAAACGTCACCTGCGCCACCTGCAAGACCTGCCTCGTTTGAGCAGTCAAGAAGATTAGCATAGAGCTTCTCAGTACCTACGAAAGTCAAGGTGTAACCATTTAAGTCACCCATTGCAGTTCCGTTAGATACGTTTGCAGTAGTGATTTCCATTCCGTGTTCTAAACCTGCAAGGAAGAATTGGTTATTGCGGTTTTTAACAACGATGTGAGGACGTCCGTAAGCCATTAACTTCACGTTTTTATGCGTTGTAGCATCTTGTTTTTTAAGGGTAACGGTAAGCGTTTGCTCAGCGAATGTAGTACCATTCTCACGGCTTGAGTTATATACTTGGTCAAAAGTGTTAGTTCCTTTGAGTTCGTATTTGTATAGGTTTGAAACGTTAGCTATTGTATCAATGGTATCAGTACCACTTACATAAGCAACGTCAGCAGCAGAGAAGTCTCCGTAATTGATGAAGTAGATAGCGTCAATACCACCTACTGCGTCTTTACATACTTCTAAGCGACCATTTGCAACTTCACAAGACATATTATTTAAATTTTAAATGTTATAAAAAAGGGAGGGACTTGCCCTCCCCTGTAGTTTTTAGTAGTAGCTAAGATTAGTTAACTGAGTTTGTGATACCGTAAGTAACAACGTCAGAAGCAAA